GACCAGCAGAGCAGCTATGAAGCGCAGGTGGATTATTACACCCGCTACATCAAAAGCCGTGACGACTGGGAATTTGTTTCCATCTACACGGACGAAGGAATCAGCGCAACGAACACCAAAAAACGCGAAGGCTTTAAGACGATGATAGCCGATGCGCTTGCCGGGAAAATTGACCTCATCGTGACAAAGAGCGTAAGCCGCTTTGCCCGAAACACCGTGGACAGCCTTACCACGGTGCGGAAACTGAAGGACGAGGGCATCGAGATTTATTTTGAAAAAGAAAATATATGGACGCTGGATTCCAAGGGCGAGCTGCTCATCACCATCATGTCGAGCCTTGCACAGGAAGAGAGCCGTTCCATTTCTGAGAACGTTACCTGGGGACAGAGAAAGCGCATGGCGGACGGCAAAGTCAGCTTTGCCTACAGCCGCTTTCTTGGTCTGGAGAAGGATAAGGAAACGGGGAAAATCGTGGTCAACCCGGAGCAGGCAAAAATTGTCCGACTGATTTTTAAACTGTTCCTGGAGGGCATGACGCCGCATTCCATCGCGGCGGAACTGACGAACCGCGGCATTAAAACGCCCGGGGGCAAGGATGTGTGGAACCGGCAGACGGTGCGGCGAATTCTTTCAAACGAGAAATACAAAGGCGACGCCCTTTTGCAAAAGACCTACACCGTGGATTTTCTGCAGAAGAAGCTGAAAAGAAACGAGGGCGAAGTCCCGCAGTTTTATGTGGAAGGCAATCACGAGGCAATCATCAGCCCGGAAGTCTTCGATATGGTGCAAGCGGAGATTGCAAGGCGGACGAGCGGCGGCGAACGGTACAGCGGCGTGAGCATTTTCTCCAACAAGATAAAATGTGCCGACTGCGGAGGCTGGTATGGCGCGAAGGTCTGGCATTCCACAGACCGCTACCGCAAAGTCATTTACCGCTGCAACCGCAAGTACAAGGATGGAAAATGCCAAACTTCCCACGTCACAGAGGACGAGGTCAAAGCGGCGTTTGTGTCGGCATACAACCGACTGGTGACGGAGAAAAAAGAGATCATTGCGAATGCGGAAACCATCCGCAGTGCGCTCTGCTCAACCGATACCCTGCAGGAAGAAAAACGCAAGCTGGAGGATGAGATGTCGGTGATTGTTGAAATGACGCAGAACATCGTGGCCGAGAATGCCCGTGTGGCGCAGGACCAGGACGAGTACCAGAAACGCTACGACGGGCTGGTTCAGCGATACGAAGCGGCAAAAGCACGGTACGATGAGGTGGTGTCCGCCATCTCCGCAAAGCAGGCGCAGGATGAGCGGTTGTCGGACTTTATCAAAATGCTGAAATCACAGAATGGTGTCCTTCTCGAATTTGACAGCGGTCTTTGGGGCTGCATGATCGAGTACGTCACGGTCGGCAGGAACAAAGAAATCACGGTCACTTTCCGGGACGGTACAGAGGTACGGGCATAACAGAATATGGATTAGCATGGCACTCGGCTGCGGCCGGGTGTCTTTTTTTGTTAAGGGGTAGAAAAGTTCATAAATATGTGATACAATAAATTGTATCACATGTGCAATATATGTTACTGTAGCAAAGGAGAGCCGGAATGCTGAGGAATAACGTGGAAGTCGACGTAAAGGTTAAATGTATAGAGGGCGATGTTACCCAGGCAAAATTGGCAGAGGACATCGGAACTTCAGCACCATATGTCAGTCGACTCATAAGGAATAATGAAAAAATCGTCAATAAGACTTTTCTCCAGCTGATGGAAAAGCTGGGATACGATGTTGAGTTGACTTATGTGAAAAGAGAAGGAAACTGAAGAAAGGCAGGATTTTATTTTATGGCTTATGAAACACCATTGACGATTGCTGAAGTGATGCAGGATATCTCAAATAACAAATATGTACTGCCTTCTATCCAGAGAGAGTATGTGTGGGATACCGAACAGATAGAGACGCTGTTCGATAGTCTTATGCAGGATTATCCTATCGGGGCCTTCTTGTTCTGGGAGATTGAAAAATCAAGATTACTGGATTATGACTTTTATGAGTTTTTAAGGAATTATCATGAGAAGAATAATACACATAATAAGAAAGTTGATCTTAAAGGTTCTGATGGTGTAACCGCGGTTCTTGACGGGCAACAGCGTCTAACATCCCTTTATATTGGACTTAAGGGCTCCTATGCATATCGCTTAAAATATAAGCAAAAGAAAAGCGAGAACGCATATCCTGTCAGATATCTTTACTTGAACCTAATTGAGGATGCACAGGACGAAACCAATAAATATGATTTCCGATTTTTAACAGATAAAGAATTCAGCGGAATGCCAGCAGGGTTCTGGTACAAGGTTGGTGACATCATCACAATGACTCAACCGGGCGAAACTTCTCAATATGTGCTTGATAATATTGCTTTTGCCGGGACATATACAAAAGAGCAGACAATGCACGCTAATAACACGCTGCAAAAGCTTTATAACGTTGTCCATACAGATAAGACTCTCAGTTATTACAAAGAGAAAGTAGCAGAGTTGGATAAGGTTCTGAATATTTTCATTCGCGTTAACAGCGGCGGTACGGTGTTGACTTATTCAGACTTGTTGCTTTCCATCGCTTCCGCTCAGTGGGAAAACCATGACGCAAGGGAAGAAATCACTGAGTTTGTTGATGATGTTAATTCCATCGGTGGCGGATTCCGTATCAATAAAGATTTTGTCTTAAAAACAGCACTGGTATTGACTGACTTCCCCAATATTGCCTTCAAAGTCGACAACTTCAACAAACCTAACATGATGAAAATTGAGACAAATTGGGAGAACATTAAACGTGCGATAAAACTATCGGTACATTTAGTATCTTCATTCGGTTATACGGGAGACACGCTTAGTTCCAATAATGCACTTATTCCGATAGCCTATTATCTTCTTACAATCGGTATGCCTGATAGCTTCGTGGAGTCTGGGACAACCAAAGAAAACCGGGCAAAGATAAAGAAGTGGCTGATAATGACACTGCTAAAGAAGGCATTCAGCGGACAGCCAGATAATGTAATACGGCCTATCCGTGACATCATCCGTGAGAATGGAAATAACGAATTTCCAATCGCACAGATTATAGACAAATTTAAGGGAAGCAATAAATCAATTCAGTTTGCTGAAGATGATATTGATGAGTACTTGCTTAAACTGAAATACGGAAAGAACGAAACGCTGTCAACGCTCATGCTGCTCTATCCGTCATTGGATTTCAGCAATAAATTTCATGAGGATCATATGTATCCAAAGAGCAAATTTAGAAAGTCGTATCTCCGAAAAATGGGTGTGCCGGAGGACAAGTTGGATACATACATTGACTCCGTAAATGATATCAGCAATCTGCAGCTGCTTGCAGCACAGCTGAACGAGGAGAAACTCAATACAGATTTCGGTGTGTGGTTTAACAAACAGCAAGTTACAGACTCGGATAAGATTCAGTATCGCATGATTCATTACTTGCCGGAAATGGAGTATACATATCCGAATTTCCTCTTGTTCATAGACAAAAGAAAACAGATGCTTCGCAAGAAGCTAATAGAGATTTTACTGTAAAAGCAAATAAAGGGAAGTAGAGAGAGCAATGATTACAGAATAAGGAGGATTACATAGCTATGGAATATATGCCAATTGAAAAACAGGCACTTGATATGATGAAAAGGACAGATTTCAAGAACCTGTCGAAAACAGACGTCTTGAGTATCGCGTCCAAATTAAGTGAACTGCGGCCGGATGTTGCAAAAGAAGTCATTGCGCAGTTTCCTGAGTTTGTAAAATTGATTCAGTCATCCATGTCTGAGTACAAGGATATCTTGGGAAATATAATTTCAAGCGATGATGAGAGCATAAAGCAGGTTTATGCAACAGCTGATAAGGAATTGGATATCTTGGCAGATAGCAGAAAGCAGTTCTATGATTTTGCCGAAAAAGTACACGCTGACTTAAGTAAGTGCTTGGATAATCCGGAATTGAGTGCCGAGGAACGAGAAACCATTCTTGAAAAAGAAATGGAAATTCTGAAAACTGTAAGCGAAAAGGATACTGAGATTCGTTCGCAGGAAACAGAAACGGTTCGTATGGTTGACAAGAAGGATTCGGATAAGCGGCAGTTTAATTGGGGCATTGTAAAAGTCGCAAGTTCTGTCCTTGTAGCAGGGTTAGTGATAGGAGTAGGTGTACTCGGTGGCAATGTGAATATTAAGCTTCCGAAGAAATTATAGGAGCAAAAATAATGATATTGGAAACAGAAAGGCTTATTCTGCGCCGCTGGGAAGAACGCGATGCAGAGGATTTATACAAATACGCCAGCGATCCCGCTGTGGGGCCGATTGCTGGGTGGCCTGCTCATCAGAGTTTAGATGAAAGTCGCGAAGTGATTAAAAATGTCTTCAATGGCAAAGAGGCATATGCTATCTGCCTGAAAGAAGACAACAAGGCTATCGGTGCAATTGAACTTAAGCTGAACGGGCATACCGATATGACTGAAAGAGATGATGAATGCGAGCTTGGCTACTGGCTTGGGAAACCATTCTGGGGTCAGGGCATCATGCCGGAAGCTGCCAGGGAAATGCTCCGCCATGCCTTTGAGGATATCGGCATGAGCAAGGTGTGGTGTGGATATTATGAAAGCAACACCAAATCGAAGCGTGTCCAGGAGAAGGTCGACTTTAAGTATCAGTGGACTACCGAGGGTGTTGATGTTCCGCTGATGCACGAGAAACGGACAGGTCATGTAAATGCCATGACGAAGGAAGAATGGTTGGAGAAGAGATGATTTTCAGTTCCACGAGGAGAACGAAATGTACGCACAGGCAGCGATAAAACCGAATACCTTACCCCGTAACGTTGCACACGGTATCGTTATAAGGGGTGTGCATTTTTTGCACCCTGTGCGGGTGCATCGTTATGGGAGTTTAGGTGTTATCGTTATATTGTATCAATTATGATGCGATAACCGATCCCCCATATAATACTGGGAGTGATTTTATTTATGAAGATGATTTCGCTCAGAGTGTAGCTGCCTATGCGAATAATAGTGGACAGATTGATGAGGATGGAAATCGATTGGTGCAGAACAC